TCCACCAACTAAATAACCTTCTGAATTTGTAAATTTTGAATGATTAACTTCTTTTGTCATTGAAGCTGGAGAGAAAGTTCTAACTGAATTAGCTAAACCACCTACTGCCATTTTTTTTCTAGACATTCCTGCTTCAGATAAAGCAATAGCGATTGCTTGTTTAGGATTTTTTACTTTTTTTGAAGATCCACCAATGTTAAGTTCACCTTTTTTGAACTCTCTCATTACTTTACCAATCTTCTTTTGTTTTGAATTCATTTTCATAGCCATATGTATACTCCTTTTTTGTTATTTAACAATAATTATTGTATTTTTTTATTTGTATTAGAAAAATGTTGTTTTGCAATAGATGTTGCTGCTCTTAATTCAGCTAAATCTTCATTTTGTTGTAGTTTTTCTTGTGTATTTGATTGATTCATCATAGCTCTCATCTTATCTAGATTAATTCTTTGCTCACCTTCTTGTTTTTTTCTATAGTTTTCTTGAGCTTGTAGATCTAACTCTCTAGCTTTTAATGCAGCAATAGGATCATTATCAAATTGTGATGTAATTTTCTTTTCTTCATCCATAAATTCACCCATCATCTCAGCAATTAAGATTGCTTTTCTAGATTCTAGTTTCATTTGAAACTGTTGAACCTGTGCTTGCATTTGTGGATTCTGTAAAGCTTGTGGATTTTGAGACATCATTTGTATTTGTTGTAACTCTTGTGCAAATTCTAACTCAACTTGTTCTAAAGCCATTAAAGAAATATGTTCAAATATATTTTTCTCCAATGATCCAACTATCATAGGATTATTTTTTGCAATGTTAGTAGACATAAAACTTAAATGAGAAGTTATATGTGCTCTATGATCTTGTCCTCTAAATGCTTGGAATGGTTGTCCACCTAATGCATCAATATGTTCTAATGCAGGATCTTTAGGCATTGGTTTTGCAGGTTGTATTAAAATCTTATCAATATCTTTTACACCTAATGCTTCATACATCTTTCTATAAATTTCATACAGATTATGAATTTGTGGATTAGATTGTGCAAGTTGTAATTCAGTTTGTGCTAAACTGATTCTTTGTGTTTGAGAAAATATATTTGGATCAGCAACTGGAACGATATCTATTCTATCATCAAAGTCAGCTTGCTTAATATTTTTTTGTCCACCTACAACATCATATGGATATTCTTCAGGTAGATATAATTTAAATACTCTAGATAATAATTTGAATTCTTGTTTTAATGATGAATATAATCTCTTATGAATAGCAGACATTGTTCTGCTTCCTCTTTCAAGTAAAGCTACAGTTGTACCAACAGCTGCTTGTTGATTACCATCTCCTACTTGCATATCAGCAATAGAAGCAAATCTTTGACCAGCAGAAACAACAACACCCATTAATTGTAATAATGTTTGAGAAGGTTCTTTGTATGGCAAAGTCATAAATGCATCTCTAAGGTTTCCCCCTGGAGCATCTACATCTCTCCATTCACCTGGCTGAATAGATTGAGCATCGTCTCTAATTCTAATACCACGCATTTTAAATCCTGCTGGTAAGTTAGATAAAGTTCCTGCATCTATTAATTGTCTTAAAGCTGAAGTTGCAGTTCTTGATAATCCACCAATCATATGGATCAATCCAAAGCCATAAAATCCTAAGCCTGGTAAAAATTTGAAATGTACAAAGTAATTAATTTTATTTTTCTTAGGATCAGCTATTTCGTAATTTCTACGAATAGATAGAATTTCACGAGAGCCTTCTTCTATCGTCACGATATAAGGAAGTTTAATTCCAGTCATTTCCCCATTGGGATCACGATCTTCAAAGCCCTCGAGATCTAAGTTTACATGACATTCAATTAAAGTAAAGATATCTTCGTAACCTGATTTAGTTACTCCTTCAATTTCTCTTTCTTTTGATTTTACATCATCTGCTTCTGTAACAGAATCATCACTTGGTAATAAATCTAAGTCTCTATAGAAACCACCTACTTGTTGTTTTCTTAATTCATTTGCAGACATTTTAATTGTATGCATTATAGCTTCAGCATCATCTAATGATGTCGCTGAATATGGAACAACTAAATCTTCTGCTGGAACAAATTTAGATACAGCTCTTCCGAGTAAATCATCATAGTAAACTTTTTTAAATGTAGATCCTGATAATGGTAAATAAAATAACATCGTATCAAATTCTGGTTCATATTCTTTCATGACATCCATAATTTGATAATTCATAAAATCTTTAACACGAGTTGCTTGATCTTCTTTTTCTCTATTTGTGTTTCCAATAATTTGAGTTCTCACAGGTCCATCTGCTGGTAATAATTCTTTGTAAGCTAATGCTTGAAATTGTGTAACTGCTTCTGCTAATACTGGATGTGTTGCACCTGATGCACCTTGGAATGGTTCTGTTCTTTGGTCATATTTAAATCCAAGTAAATCTAAACCTTGAGTATAAGTTTGTTCCCAATCTTGTCTTGAATTTTTATAATCTAAAAAGTTTTGATAAAGCTCTGAACCTAATTGTCCTAAAATATTTTCTGGTAATAATTCTGCTAAGTTATCAAAGTGATTTACACTTTCTCCCTGGCTAAAGGCACCTGGGTCAAAATTGATTTCAACTCCACCATCTGACGTTGGTGTAATTTCAGTATTCTCTACACTTGGAATAGATTCCTGAACATCTACAATCTCTTCTGTTGCAGCTGCAGGGTTTTCTATCTCAATTGTATTTCTAACTTCGTTTGGTAGTGACTTGTCTATTGTTGCCATTTAATTTCTCCGAGTTTACTATCTTAACCTTATTATATGAAACATTCAAGCCCTGCGGGTTTGGTCCAGATTTAGGTGGTATAGTTCTTGTTAATCTTTTCATTAAACTGGTAATCCCAGATTAACTCTTAATTGTCTCATGTATGCATCCATAGTTGGATTACCTGTATCAGGATTATATGTTGGTGCATATTGTTGTATTGTTGAAATACCACCACCAGTTGGACTTTGTGTACTAGATTGAACAGACTCTGTTGCTTGTGAATAATCATTCGGAGCTTGAACTCCTTTATTAGCTGCATCTACTGCAGCACTAATAGCTCTTGCGGCCATTCCTGCAACTGGATTAACCATACCAATTGCTGTTGCAAGTGGATTATTAACTGCTGTTTGCATTGCAGTTCTTGCTAGTGATCCAATAGTGCTCATTACAGATCCAGTATCTTGTGAAGCGGATACTCCACTAACTCCGCCGGTTCCTTCTTCACCACCAGGGCCTGATCCAACTCCTTCTCCTGAAGTTGTATCTCCGGATCCTCCAACACCTGCTGAATCTCCTGTTGCTTGACCAGCATCTCCTGCTGCATCTGATCCTCCTACTCCACCTGATCCACTACTTGATCCCTCACCATCTCCACTTGATGAACTATCTCCGCTTGAATCTCCAGATGATCCATCACCAGATGATCCATCTCCACCCGATGATCCTCCATCTCCACCGGATCCACCATCATCAAATTTTTTTCTTTTAGTTTCGTTTAAGATATATTTTATTTCTTCTTCAGAAAGACCTAAGCCTTTTAAATGCTTTGAAAAATTTTTATCGCTATAACTAGCCCTTTTATCAATCATATTAATAATATGTTCTATTTACTCTTGGAGTAACTTCATCTTTATAGTCTTCTGGATGAGAAATCAACCCACCTTGTCTAAATCTCATTAAGGCTTGAGTCATAGAATCTACTAAGTCATCATGATCTCCATGTGGAAATGCAGCACATTCTTCAATAACTTCTTGTGCAAATTGTTTACTCTTTGGAGCCCATATCTTTCCAGATTCAAATAAAGGTGCAACTGAATTAACTCTTGCATGTTTATCATTACCTTTTGATGGTGTGTAATTTACAACTGGTATTCCCATTTGTCTTAACTCATACGTTAATGGAAGACCAGATGCTTTAGCCTCAACTAAAACAGTCTCTGGTTTCCAATATGTATATTGTTCGTGAGCCAGGCGCCTTAGTTCAGGAAACTCCACACGCTTTTTAATAGCATCTAGCAATATTAAATTTGGACCAGAATCCTGTGTTGGATAGAATACGCCCCAAGTAGTTATCGCTGAATAATCCGCAGTTTCTTTTTTTAAGAATGCAGTATCATAAGATTGAATTACATGTTCAATTGGAGGTACATAATCTTCATCCCAATCCTGCCACCACTCACGTTTAATAATAGCCCCTTCTTCTGAGGTTGGGTTTTGCATATACTGAGCATTCCATTTTGAAATACCAGCTGAAGCTTTAACTGATAGTAAATCTTCTAGCTTCCAATACTCAGGCCATACTGGTTTACCAGATGGAAGGATTGCAGGGAACTCTACGACTTCCCATTTATCAGCTTTCTCTTCTGCTCCTTGGGCCTTGATTAGTTGTGCAGTTAAATCTTTTGTACTCCACCTAGTCATAACTAAAACAATACGTCCACCAGGTTGTAAACGCTGACGTGGACCTGAAGTATACCATTCATACGCTTTATCAAATGCCGTTGTAGAATTAGCATCTTGCTCTGAATGTGGATCATCGATGATTAATAAATCAGCACCCCTACCGGTCACCGCACCTTGGACCCCGACAGCAAAGTATTCACCACCTTTATTAGTTTCCCAACGTCCAGCAGCTTTTGAATCTTCTTGTAATCTTGTATCAAATATTTCTCTGTACTCGGCTGAATCAATTAAGTTCTTAGCCTTACGACCAAATCTAATTGCAAGTTCTGCAGTATGGGTCGCTTGAATAATTTTTAATTTAGGATTATTTCCAATCATCCATGCAGGTAAAAAGTAAGAAGCAAATTCTGATTTAGTATGTCTTGGTGGCATATTAATAATTAATCTTTTTAAATCACCAGATTGCAATCTATTAAATTTATCTGATATTGTTTTATGATGGTTACCTTCAATAAAATCTGGCCAAATATATTTTACAAATGTT